TGCCGTCGTGAAGAAGCGCACGACACGTCGTCGCAGTGGTGAAGCCCGGGCCGCGCTCGCACGTCGTGCGCCAGTAATGGCGCATCGCAACGAACCCCGAGGCGGCTCGACCAACAAGAGTCGCGACCTCACCTACGAGGAACCCGCGTCGCTCACGTGCATCTGCGGGCATGCTGTCGAGGAACATGGCCACGATCCGGAGTACCCTGGCTCGACGTCTTGCACCGAGTGCGATGACTGCATCGCGTACGAGGCAGACTCGTGAGGTGCATGCGGTGGAAGTACCGCATCACGATTGCTGACGCGCTCTCGTATTCACGGACCTACGAGGGCTGGTACGCATTTGCACCAGAGGCGATCTTCGGCGCTCTGCGCACGGATGAACACGAAGCACATCGTGGCGTCGGCACAACTACGACGGTGACCTGTCTCTGTCTTGAGGACAGCCCACGGCGACGAAGTTCTTCGGGCCTTAAGCGCATCGACCCTCGTTAGTTGCAAGGACCGTGCCACCCGGCTAACATCCGGGAATGGCAGAGCTCGCCAAGCCCATCCAGGGCAAGGTCTTCGAAGGTGTCGCCGCGCGTGTCCATGGCGCCGGAGACCCGCTGCCGTACCCGGAGGGCCCGGAGTATCGCGATCTCGCCGAACTCAAGCGCGTCGTCGAGCTCCTCCCTGGCACGCCGGTCACGCTCCTTCACCCGGACGCGATGCTCGCCGAGGGCGGCGCTGCGAAGATCGTTGGCAAGGTCCTCGCCGCGCGCATGGACGGCAACGAAGCCGTCGCCAGTTTCATCATCACCGATGCCGAGACCGAACATGCCCTAGCCGGCGGTATTCGCGAGATCTCGCTCGGTTACTACTCGGCGCTCGATGGCACGCGTCACCAGCGCCGGACCAAGATGGACCACTTCGCCGTGGTGCCCTACGCACGTTGCGGCGCCGCGTGTCGCGTGCGTACCGACGCTGTCGAGGCACCACACACCGACTGCGCAGGCAACGATGCCTGCCAGTGTGGCCACCGCGATCAGACACTCATGGTCGAGATGCGCACCCGGTTGCTAGACAGTGAGGACTTGCGTGATGCAAGTTCCATGCCAATCTCTGCTGGCGATGATCTCCCGAAGGAGCACTCCGTGAATCTCGAGCAGGCACTCGCCGCCCTTGCCGCGGCCAACGAGAAGGTCGGCGCGCTCACTGCGCGTGCCGACGCGGCCGATCAGGCACTGGTCGAGATGCGGACTCGCGCGGATAACGCGGAACGTATCTCTGCCCAGCACGAGGCCGCCGCCGTCCAGGCCAAGAAGGACGCCGACGACATCCGTGCGAACGCCCAGGCACAGGTCGACGCGAAGGTCGCCGAGATCAAGGCCGCGAACGAGGCCGCGCTCGCCGCTGCCGCCGTCCAGGCCAAGAAGGACGCCGACGAGCGCGCCGTCGAGATCGCCGCTCGCGTCTCGCTCCTCACGAACGCGAACGCCATCCTCGGTGCGACCGACGCCCAGGGCCAGACGATCGATCGCAGCGCCGTGACCGACGCCGAGATCAAGACGCAGATCGTCAAGCACGTCGACGGCCTCGACGTTCCCGAGGGCAAGCACCCGGCGTATCTCGATGCGATGTACGTCGGTGCCGTGGGCCGGGCCAAGGTCGGTTCGCAGTCGCTCGCCGCAGCGCGCGAAGCGATCGGGACCCAGCATCGTGACGGTGCCGCGGCGATCCAGCCGTCGGTCGACCCCGAGCGCGCCGCCGATCAGGCGACCCGCGACGCCATCTCGAACGCGTGGCAGAAGCCCGCGAAGTAAGGACGCGCCATGAGCATCCAGACCTCTTTCTCCGACTTCCCGGCCGTCGCCTTCGCAGGCCTCCTCGCCGACGGTGATGACCACCGTATCTACCCGATGGTCAACCGTGACAGTGCGTCCATGCCATGGGGCGCCGCGGTGGCGTTCAAGCCGTCCGCAGCGACGTCCGACCAGGACGCGACGCTCCCGGCGAACAGCAGCGACATCGTCGCGGGCATCCTCGTCATGAGCCAGGCGTACGACCGTACGTACTCGCTCGCCGGTGGTGGCACGGGTGGCGAGCTCGACTCGACCGGTCTCGTCGCTGGCGCGATGCTCAACATCCTCCGCGAGGGTGTTGTGTGGGCGACCTGCGAGGACGGCTGCACCGCCGGTTCGTCGCGCCTCTGGGTTCGCTACGACGTGGGTCACAAGGGTGTGTGTCGCGCGAGCGACGCAGGCGGCTCATCGAGCATCGACTGCACGAAGCAGGGTCAGTGGCTCACGACGGCCACGGCCGGCAACCTCGCCAAGCTCGCCGTCAACTTCCTCGCCAAGCCGTAAGTCGGCTGAGGTCTAACCCATGACGCTCCCGCGCAAGTTCAACGACCGCTACCAGGAGAGGTGCCCCTTCTCCCTGGAAGTGGGTACGCAGGCCATGGCGCCCGCAACCGGTACGATCGCGTGCGCGTCGAACGCCAGCGCGGCCGATGGTGACTCGGTCACGATCGGCGACGGCATGAACCCCGCCGTCGTCTACGAGTACGATAAGTCCTCGAACGGCGTCAGCGTGGGTCACGTCACGTGGGCGGTCGGCACGACCGCGGCCTCGAACGCGACCGCGCTTGCCGCGCTCATCGCGACGAACCAGCCTGGCCTCACGGTCGTCGATGACCTTGCCGGCAACCTGACGCTCACGCACAAGTGGCCGGGCGCGGGCGGCAACGTCACGATCACCAAGAGTGGCGCCGTCGTCTCGGCAGTGACCGGCATGGCCGGCGGCGCGAGCGCCACCGCCATCGCGGCGACGACCACGCTCAAGGCCCGCAAGTTCGAGGACCGCGCGTTCCGCGTCGAGCACGCCACGTGGCTGCCGTACGGCACGATGACGCAGGACGCGGCCAACTACTGGACGATCGCGCTCAAGAACGGCTCGACGGTCGTCGCGTCTTGGTCGACGCTGACCGGTAGCGAAGGCACTCTCACGGGTGGCACGCACGCCGAGATGACGCTGTCGGCGACGGACGCGAACCTCGTGTTCGCTGCTGCCGACATCGCAACCCTGGTCCTCACCAAGACCGGTTCCCCCGCTCCCCTCCCGGCCGGTCTTCTGACCGTGCACGGTCGGTACGTCTGACAGGAGACGCCCAGATGGACACGCCAACTCCTTCCTTTGCCACGTTCCCGCGCGCGCACTTCGACGCGATGATCAAGGCCGCGCGCGAGCACGACCCGGCCAAGCTCCCCGACCCGACGACGCTCAAGTGGCGCTTCGACTCGGCAGTCGGCGGTCGCATGGACGCCAGCGAGAGCGCGTACATCGCGCGTCAGCTCGAGTTCATGCGCCAGGGCGTTCTCGAGGTCAAGTACCCCGCGCTCAAGGGCGCGATGCTCGTCCCGATCGACACGTCGATCGACCCGGGCGCCGCGTCGTACACCTACCAGGTCTACGACATGGTGGGCACGGCGCTCGTCTGCGCCGACCTCTCGACCGACCCGCCCCGCGTCGACGTGAAGGGTAGCGAGTCGAACCAGGTGATCCGCTCGGTCATCTGCGCGTTCGGCTACTCGATCCAGGAAGCGCGTGCCGCGGCGTTCGCCAAGGCGCCGCTCATCCCGCGCCGCGCGATGGCCGCTCGTGACATCACGGAGCGCACGCTCGACGACATCTGGTTCAACGGCAACACGGTCATGGGTCTCAAGGGCCTCCTGAACCTCTCGGGTACGACGACGTACACGGTGGTGAACGGTGCCCAGGGCTTCCAGTCGTGGGACAAGAAGACGCCGGACGAGATCGTCGCCGACCTCAACGGCATCGTGAACAAGATCGTGTCCGACACGAAGGAGATCTACGCTCCTGACACGATCCTCCTCCCGCTCACCGCGTACACGCTGATCTCCAGCAAGCGCATGGGCGACGCGGACCCGAACACGATCCTCTCGCACTTCCTCCGCAACTCGCCGTACGTCACGAACGTGTTCGCGACGCACAAGTCGGAGACCGCGGGTGCGAACTCGTCGCGCCGGATGGTCTGCTACCGCCGCGACCCGAACGTCCTGACGGGCCTCCTCCCGCAGCCGTTCGAGATGCTGCCTCCGCAGCAGGACAAGTACGAGGTCGTGACCCCGTGTCACGCGCGTACCGGCGGCGTGGTCGTGTTCCAGCCTCTCGCCATCGCCTACGGCGACGCCATCTGAACACTCGCCGCGTAGGCGCTAGTCCTCGCAGCACAGCGCCCCGCGCCGCACTCGGCCCGGGGCGTTTTTTCGTTTCCAGGAGTCATCGATGAGCCGTCTCTACACACCCGTCACCAGCACCGCGCTCGAAGTCGCGGTCGGTGCGTCGCACGTCGAGTTCGCGGCTCAGATGGCTGCGTCGCAGTTCTGGCTGTTCGTGAGCTCGACGGCATGCTGGATCAACCAGGCCAATGCCTCGGGCACGATCACGTGTGTCGCGAATGCGAACATGCTCGACAGCGACTTCATGACCATCAACGACGGCATCAACGCTGCCGTGATCTACGAATACGACAAGAGCGCGAACGGCGTGACCGGCGGACGCGTCGCCTGGGCCGCTGGCACGACCGCCGCGACGGTCGCCGCGAACCTCGCGACCGCGATTCGCGCGACTCAGACCAACATCACGGTCACCGACAACGGCAACGGTATGCTGACGCTCACCTCGACCGTCGGCAACTTGACGCTGACCGAGAACGTCACCGACGCCGGGTTCCTCGTGACCTACGGTCCCGCCGCGAGCGCTGGCGCCGGGTCGATGTTCGTTCCGGCCAACACGCCGATCATGCTCGACGGCGGGGTTGGGTCGGACCTGAGCGTCATCCAGGACGCGACCGGCGGCAAGGCCACGCTCGTCCGCTGCAAGGTTTGGTAATGACGACGCCGAAGTACAGCGACATCGCTCGCACCGACGTGCTCGCGCTCGCGCCGGGACTGTCGAAGATCGACCAGTCAGCTTGGCTGGACATCCTCGCGTACGTCAACGAACTCGACGACCGCACGATCGGCGGCGGTGTGGATGGGGCGACCGTGCGGCTCGCGCGTTTGTACCTCGCGGCCCATCTCGGTCAGGTCACGCTGAACGCTCGCGGCGGCGCCGCGGGCCCGGTCACGTCCGAGAGCGCCGGCGCGCTTCGCCGGTCCTACGGCTTCCTCAACACCGCGGCAGCGCGCCAGGGTCTCGCCTCGACGATGTTCGGTCAGCAGTACCTGAGCATCATCGAGCAGACGCCCGCGCGCGCATGGATCCTGCTCTGATGAGTGGAAGTCGCGTCGAGTTTCGAGACCTGGGCTGGAGGGACATTCTCTCGCGCGTCAAGACTGCGACCTCGTCGTCGGTCCGCGTCGGCATTCAGGAGCCCGAGGCAGCGAAGATCCACCCGGGCCGCGAGGACATCACCATCCTCGAGGTCGGCATGATCAACGAGTTCGGTTCCGAAGCGGCAGACGTTCCCGAGCGTTCGTTCCTTCGCTCGACGATGCGCGAGAAGGAAGGCGAGATCGTCGAGCTCGAAGCCGAAGCTGCGTACAAGGTCGTGATGGAACAGGTCCCAGCGCACATCGCGCTCGACCGCGTCGGCAAGATCACGGCCGAGTTCGTTCAACGCAAGATCCTCGATGACCGCGTGCCGCCGCCGAACGCGCCCGCGACCATCGCCAAGAAGGGCTTCGACCACCCGCTCGTGGAGAGCGGCGTCTTGGCTGAATCGATCACACACCGCGTGGTCCGTGGTACCGCCGACGCTTACGAAGAGTCGTCGATCGTGCGCACGCTGGCGAGCGACGACTACGAGTCCGTCGAAGTCGAGAGCGGGGTCGAATGAGCCTGTCCGACGTCATCGACTCGTTCGCGAACGTGACCATGGTGGTCACGCGTCGTGCCGCGAACACCTACGACACCGGTGGTGTCAAGGTGCTGGGCGCGGCGCTGTCGACGTTCCCGTTGACGTGCTCGATGCAGCCGGCCACGGGCCAGCAGCGCATCGTCGGTGGTCGAGACACGCGCGCGAACGAAGACGGTAAGCAGGTCGACGACAATCGCGTCGTCTACTCGAAGACCGAACTCTTCACCGAGGATTCGCGCTCGGGCTTCGCCGCCGACCGCGCCGTATTCGAGAACGCGACGTGGGAAGTGTTCCGCTGCGAGCCGTGGGACCTCAGCGGTGACCAGTATTGGCGTGTCACCTTCACCGCGCTGAACCAGGGGTCCACGTGACTCTCACCGCAGACTTCGTCGGCATCGACTACCTCGTCGTCCAGCGCGCGTTGGGCGAATGGGTTCTCGCGGGCTCCGGTCTGCCCGTCGGCCAGGTCTACTGGGACGGCCAGAACGGCAAGCGTCAGCCTGGTCCGGCGATCTCCATGCGCCTGATGTCGACGGACGTCTACGGTCGCGACTGGCTCGACCACGACGTCAACCACATCTCGTTCGGCCCGCTGACGATCACGGCTGTCGACACTGCGACGGGTCGCCTGACGATCACGAACCACGGTCTCTCTACCGGCGATGGCACGATCCAGTTCGATTCGACGGGGGCACCGCCTGCGCCGCTGGTCGTCGGCAAGAACTACTACGTCGTGGTCGACGACGCGAACACGGTGCGCATCGCGGCCAAGTTCACCGACGCGATGAACGGCCAGCCCAGCGCGCCGGCCCCGATCGTCATCGCTCCGTTCGGTGACTCCGGCACCGGCACGACGACGTTGTCGAGCACGCCGGACACGATGCGTGCCGGGCGCGAGATCATCTTCAAGGCTCGCGGCCAGCGTATCTGTTACCTGACCCTCCAGTGCCATGCCAAGGACGGCGTCGGCATGGAGATGGCGCTCTCGATCCTGAGCGCGATCCAGGCGCGGCGTCCGCTGCCCAGCCAGCGCGACATCCTGTACGCGGCCAAGATCGCCATCCAGGACATCGGCCAGGTGCGTCCCGTGCGCATGGGTGGTCAGGTCATCAACGCGGCGACGTTCGAGCCGCGAGCCGTGCTCGACATCAAGTTGGGCCTGGCGTCAACAGTCACCGAGTACGGAACCATCATCGAACGTGCGGATATCACGAATGAAGTTCTCGGCATCACGTGTCGCGTGCCTCAGGAGTGATTGCTGCAGGATCCGTGCCAAGATGCTATCTTCCACTGGAATGAGCTCCAGGCTCGCCCAGAACCCCTCCGACGGGAGCGCCTAAGTGTCGAACCTTTCTGACCATGTTTCCCTCACGATCACGGCCGATTCGGTCGGGATCGCGCGCGCCGGGTTCGGCGTCCCGCTCATCACGTCGTACTCGGCGAACTGGGCAGAGCGTGTCCGGTTCTACACCGATCAGGACGGCGTCGCGGCGGATTTCCCCGACACGACGTCGCCAGAGTATCGCGCCGCGGAGGCGATGTTCGCGCAGACGCCGCACCCCGAGCAGATCGCGATCGGTCGCTGCGCGCTCAAGCCGACGCAGGTCTACGTGATCGGCGTCAACTCGGTCACGAACTCGCACGACTACAAGGTCGACGTCCAAGGTCAGTTCACCGGCGGTGGCGTGGCCACGACGGTCACCGCGTCCTCCGACGGTACGGCAACCAACGACGAGATCATCGACGCTCTCGTGACCGCGCTCAACGCGGTTCCGAGCAAGAACTACACGGCTGCCGCTACCGGCACCGGCGGTTCGCACGTCTGCACTGTGACCGGCAACTCGGCCGCGAACTGGTTCTCGCTCGCGGTCTGGAACGTCGCGGATCTCTCGATCTCGCAGACTCACTCGGACCCGGGCATCGCGACCGATCTCGATGCCATCGAACTCGACCAGCCCGGCTGGTACTGCCTCCACACGACGTTCAATTCGTCGGGCGTGGTGCGTGCCGCCGCCGCGTGGATCGAGGGGCACATCAAGATCTACATCCCCGCGACCAACGACTCGGCGGCGTGCACAGCGGTGACGACCGGCACGGCCGACACGCTGGACTACCTTCACGCGTCGAACTACATGCGCACTGCCGGCATGTACCACCCGAGCCCGGCGGACTTCGCCGGCGCGGCGTGGATGGGTCGCGTGCTTCCGATCGATCCGGGCGGCGACGACTTGAAGTGGAAGTCGCTCGCGGGCGTCACTGCCGCGAAGCTCACCGCGACCCACCGCACCAACCTGCGCGCCAAGATGGGCAACACCATCGAGACCGTCGCGGGTGACAACATCACCTGGGAAGGTACGATGGCGTCGGGTCGGTTCATCGACCTCACGCGGTCGATCGACTGGCTGTACGACGACATGCAGAAGGGCGTGTTCGGCGTCCTCGTGTCAGTCGAGAAGGTTCCGTTCACCGACGGCGGTATCGCCCTCGTCGAGAACGAGGTCCGTGCATCGCTCGGCCGCGCCATCTCGAACGGCATCCTCGCCGATGACCCAGCGCCCGTGGTGACTGCACCGCGCGCGCGTGACGTGTCGAGCTCGAACAAGGCCCTGCGCCTCCTGCCCGACATCAAGTTCTCGGCGACCTTCGCCGGTTCGGTTCACAAGGTGAAGATCACCGGCAACATCTCGGTGTGAGCCGGGAGGAGACCACCACATGAGCGTCGAGGACTTCAACAACTACGACCCCGAGAACGTCACCGTGTCGTTCCGCGGTGTCGACATCAAGGGCGTCGCCAAGGGCACCTTCATCAAGGTCGAGCGCGAGGTCAAGACCTGGACCAAGAAGGTCGGCTCGACCGGCAGCGTGACGCGCTCGCGCTCGCGTGACCGCACGGGCAAGATGACGCTGACTCTGATGGACGGTTCGCCGTCCAACGACCTGCTCATGGCCATGTTCCTGTCGGACGAACTCCGCGGCGACGGCGTGGGTGCGTTCCAGGTCCGTGACTTCTCGGGCAACATGCGCTGCAACTGCGTCAACGCATGGATCTCCGAGCCACCCAAGATCGAGCGCGCGGAAGAGTCCGGCAACACGGTCTGGGAGTTCGAGTGCGCTGACCTGACGATCAACGCAGGCGGCAACGTCGAGTAACCGCGCCATCCGGCGCGTGATGACCTGAGGAGGTCCAGATGATCAAGTCCAGCGATGAGATGGTCGGCGAGTTTCGCGTCCAGACCACACAGTTCCCTGCCATGAAGGCGTTCGAGTTGTTCGGACGCCTCTTGCGCGCGCTCGGCCCAGCGATCGCGAGCCTGAGTACCCTGAACAAGGACATGGATCTGCGCGATGCACTGCCTCAGTTGGCAGCCGGTCTCAAGGCCGTCGAGCCCGTCGAGCTCTCGTCGCTCCTTGAGCAACTGTTCAAGAACACGCGCGTGATCATCACCGACGACAAGGGTCGCGAGCGCGGCAAGGACCTCACTTCTCGCGGTGAGATCGACGCCGTCTTCACCGGCAAGTTGATGGGCATGCTGGAGGTGGCGGCGCACGTCATCAAGGTGAACTTCGCCGATTTTTTCGCCGGCAGCGGCCCGCTCGACGGGGCCGCGCCGACGCCCAGCGCCGGGTAGATGTGCCGATGGACCTACGAGATACGTGGGTCTGTTATCGGCTCGTCCAGGAAGGCCTCTGCACCATGCAGGAGCTCTGCTCGGTCCTGTCAATCGACGACGTCGACATGATGGTCATGGCCCAGAACGCCTGGCATGACGCTCAGCACCCGGAGGAGACCAAGCGGTGAAGGTCGGCGAGCTCCTATTCGTCATCGGCTTGCGCGAAGATCCGTCCTGGAAGGTCGGCGAGAACAAGATCTCCAGCATGCGCAAGATGCTCGGCGCGCTGGCTGTCATGCGCGTGGGCGAAGGCATCATGGAAGTCATCCATGGCGCCACCGAGGCCGCGACGCATCTGCTGTCGACGAGTCAGGCCATCGGTCTGACCGTTCAGCAGACGCAGATGTGGGGCTACGTCGCGCAGCAGTCCGGCTCGAACCTGCAGCGCTTCAACGTCGGCGTCTCGATGCTCGAGCGCAACATGCGCACGTTCGCGTCGGGCGGTGGAGGCAAGCAACTCGCCGCGACGATGAAGGAGGCGGGCATCTCGATGGAGTCCGCACGGGTCGCGATGGCGAGCCCGGACGGCCTCAACAACATGCTCCTGCATCTGGCCGATCGCATCAAGACGCTCGGCGATACGCCAGAGACCGGTGCGCTCGTCCAGAAGTTGTTCGGCGCGCGCGCCGGCAAGGACATCATCGCCGACCTGTCGCGTGGCTCCGAAGCCGTGCAGGCGCTCATGGACAAGCGCAAGGCCGCTGGTCTCCTCGATGAGGAACAGACCAAGACGCTGCGCGACCTGGGCAACGAATTCAAGGATCTCCACACGAGTGTGGAGGCCTTCGCACAGCAGGCGATCGCGCGCGCCGCGCCGCTGATCATCGGCATCCTCAAGCAAATCGAAGCCTGGGCAGCCGATCCGACGAACCGCGAACGCGCGTTCAACTTCCTGATCACGGCCATCAACGTCGTCGCGACGGTCGTGAAGACCGCGATCACGGTGTTCTCCAAGCTCGGGGACCTCATCTCGTGGATCGCCGATAACCCGTTCTCGGTGCTCATCGCGACGATCATCGTGTTCGGGACCGTCCTCAAGGAGACGGCGCTCGCCGCCGCGATCGAGTGGGCCGCGATTCTCGGTCCCATTGTGCTCATC